TATTACTTCAGACATTGTTTTTAATAATAGTATTGTTTCGCTAAAAGATTGCAGAATTAACGCCAATGCCCGACAACAATTTTTTTCAACAGGCGGCGGCGTTCAAAGATTACAGTTTGACAATGTGCATTTTAGTACATCAAATGCAGCACCATTTATTTTTGGAACAAACCCTTCTGGCGAAAATATATTTTCCACAATAACATCTGAAGAAATTATTCTTTTTAACAATTGCAGTTTTCCAAGCAATACGCAAATGGGATTTATTTACAACAGCGATACTGTAAATAAAATACAAATTCAGAATATGCCAGAAAACGTTTTGCGGTTTAAAGCCGCTGCTGTTGGCGCATCAAGCACAGTTACATTGACACCTGATAGCGGTACTGGCGGCTATACAATGGGCAGAAAAGGTCATATTGTTGGTATGACAATATATGGTAGTGTTGCAATTAGTGCTGGATTTTTAAACGTGGCGATAAAAAAGAACGGGACTAATATTGCTGATATTTCTTCACCAACATTAGGTTCTGTAACGGCATTGCCGTTTAAGCGAGGCTTTACGCCATTCTTTGCAAAAGTTGCGCAAAATGATATTTTGACTGCGGCGATAAACACAGATGCGGCTTGGTCGCCTAGCAATGATATTTGTTTAGAACTTGTATACGCAACTGGCCCAAGTGGCGAAGTTTAATAAAAGTAAACCTTTTAATTTCAACCGGAGTTTGTTATGGCTATTACTAAAGAATTAATTGTTGACCGCATCGAAGTGCTTGAAAACGGTGTCATTCAAGTACGCACCAAGACCGCTATCATGGAAGATGGCAAGCAGATCAGCAGCACATTCCATCGTCACGTTGTCGCTCCTGGCGATGACTACAGCAAGCAGGACGCCCGTGTAAAGGCCATCTGTGCAGCAACGCATACGGCGGCTGTGGTTGCGGCTTACAAAACTGCACAGGCTACTGCCAAACCATGATCCGCACCGCCAAAGGCCCAATCCTGCTGTACATGAAAGCCTGTGGCTTCCAGGGCTGGACTAGCTTTTGGAATATGATTTACATGGCCCCCGGCTTTGAGCAACACGATGCGCTTATCAGGCACGAAATGATGCACTTGGAGCAGATGCGGCGAGATGGCAAGGTGCTGTACGCCATTAAGTACACCTGGTGGATGCTGCGCTACGGTTATAGAATGAATCCTTACGAAGTCGAGGCACGAGCCGCTGAATAAACTTGAAAGACAAAAATGGCTAACGAACAATCCGCATTTTTTCCAAACGGCCCAACCGTTGTTGTTACCGCTAACTCAAGCGCTCCAACAGCCGCGCAGATTCTGCCGACTTTTACGGCAGTCACACCGCCCACTAACCAGTACCGAGTGGTCAACGTGGGGTCGGTAACGGCCTTCTTAGGTGTCGGCGCAACGGCTGCAATTGCAACCACCAACTCCGCAGCAGTCACCACCACGGGCAACGCCGTCCCGATTGTGGCTGGCGCTGTGGAAGTGTTTAATTTTCCGCCAACCTCATTCTTTACCGCAACAGCGGCATCGTCCACGACTCTTTACATCACTCCTGGACAGGGACTATAATGTTTGTACTGGCCCAATGACCAGGGAATCTTAGGATTCAAAAATGTCAGACGTAGAGCAAGTAGCGGAATTAGCCCCCGCGCCGGAACTGGAAACCACGGCGGTTACTCCAGAACCTGTAGTTGAAACGCCGGAAGTAGCAGCTAAGACATTCTCGCAAGAGGAACTTGACGCAGCTATTGGTAAACGCCTCGCAAGAGAGCAGCGAAAGTGGGAACGAGAGCGACAGCCTGCGCCAGCAGTGGCAGTGGACTTGCCTCCGCAAGATCAGTTTGAGTCGGTCGATGCTTACGCAGAGGCCAAGGCTTACAAGCTGATTGAGCAGCGGGAACTCCAGAAACAACAAGCTGAAATTCTTGATGGGTATCACGAGCGTGAAGAAACGGCTAGGTCTAAGTACAGCGACTTTGAACAAGTTGCCTACAACCCCAGCCTCAAGATTACGACCGTGATGGCACAGACGATTCAATCGTCGGACATTGGGCCTGACTTGGTTTATCACCTTGGCTCAAATCCGAAAGAGGCAGATCGTATTTCTCGACTAGCGCCTATTTTGCAGGCTAAAGAGATTGGACGACTTGAGGCTAGGTTAGCCGAGAACCCCGTCCAAAAGCGTACTTCTGGTGCGCCTGAGCCAATTTCACCAGTCACCGCCAGAGGGGTGGGTTCTGGGTCTTTTGACACAACTGATCCACGGTCTATCAAGACCATGAGTACCAGCCAGTGGATTGAGGCCGACAGAGCGCGACAAATGAAAGCGTTGCAGGCGCGTAAGTTTTAATTTATTTTCTAAGGAAAAATCGTGGCTAACAGTATTCTTACCATTGACATGATTACTCGGAAGGCTCTTGAGATTCTTGAGAACAACCTAGTAATTACCCGCAACGTGAACCGACAGTACGACGACAGCTTTGCTGTGAGTGGTGCAAAAATTGGTTCTACCCTGCGTATTCGCCTGCCTGACCGGGCACTGGTGACTGACGGCGCAGCCCTGCAAGTGCAGGACGATGCCGAGCAAAGCACCACGCTGACGGTTTCTACCCAAAAGCACATTGGTGTGAACTTCACCACCGCCGAGTTAACTTTGTCGTTGGACGACTTTGCAGACCGGGTTCTCAAACCCCGTATCTCTCAGTTGGCCTCCAGCATTGACGCTGACGTTGCTAATGCTTACAAAGCCATTTTCAACACCGTTGGAACTCCTGGCACTGCTCCCGCTACCGCTTTGGTTCTGTTGCAAGCGCAGCAGAAACTCAACGAATCGGCTGCTGGTATGGCTCCACGCTACGCTACCGTCAACCCTGCTGCTAACGCTGGTTTGGTCAACGGCCTGTCTGGTTTCTTTAATCCCACCGACACCATCAGCAAGCAGTTTAAGAACGGCATGATGGGTACTGGCGTGTTGGGCTTTGATGAAATAAACATGAGCCAATCCATCAAGGTTCACACCACTGGCTCCCGTGCTGGTACGATTTTGGTTAACGGTGCTGTTAGCACCCAAGGCCAATCGACCATCAGCATTGACGGCCTTACTGGTGCGACTGACACAGTAACTGTTGGTGATGTGTTTACGATTGCAAACGTGTTTGCAGTTAACCCACAGACCCGTGAGTCAACTGGTTCCCTACAGCAATTTGTTGTGACCGCCGCACAAACTGGCGTTAGCAATGCTTTGGCAAACATGGCAATCAGCCCACCAATCTACACCAGCACAAGCGCCTTGGCTACCGTTAACAGCTTCCCCGCTGACAACGCTGCCGTGACCTTTGTTGGTACGGCGTCTACTGCCTATCCGCAAAACATGATCTACCACAAGGACGCAATCACATTTGCTACGGCAGATTTGGTCATGCCCCAGGGGGTCGATATGGCTGCTCGTGCAAACCATAACGGCATCAGTATGCGTGTGGTTCGTGCTTACGACATCAACAACGACCGTATGCCTTGCCGTATTGACGTACTGTACGGTTTCAGCACTATTCGTCCTCAGATGGCTTGCCGTCTGTGGGGTTGATTTAACTCATTTGAAAGGAAATTATCATGGCTCTCCCTAATGGTGCAGGCGGTCAACAACTTGGTGACGGCAACCTACTTGAAGCAGTGATGGGGGTTCAAACCATCCCAACTACTTTGACTGCCGACACAACTTTGACTGCGGATCAAGTGGCAGTTGGTTTGGTTGTTTGCAAAAAAGCTTCGGATGCTACGTTGACTGTAACGCTGCCCACCGCAGCGTTGCTTGACGCAGCTATTACAAGCGCAAAAGTTGGCTCGTCTTTTGAACTGACTATTTGTAACGACAACAACTCTGGTGCTTCTTCTACTGTTCCGGTCACAACCGGCACAGGTATCACGGTCTTTGGTTCGGTAACAATTGCCCGTCATGGCGCACACACTTACCGTTTCGTAAAAACTGGCGATGCTGCTTACTCGGCCTTTTTGAAGTAAGCTAGATGGCAGTCATTTACTTACGTCACCCCGTGCATGGGACAAAAGTTGCGTGTATGGAAGCAGAAGCCGTTTATGACGAAAAAAACGGCTGGGTGAGGTTTGATGTAGATGCGGTAAACGAGCCTGTCACGGTGAACGAAATGAAACGTCCCCGTGGCAGGCCCCGAGTTGAGGTTATTGACGCAGGAGCATAGGGTATGACCACATCTGCTGGCGACCAGATAAACGGGGCGTTACGCCTAATTGGGATGTTGGCAGAGGCTGAGACACCTTCAGCCGCTACGTCTGCTGACGCACTGTCGGCGCTCAACCAGATGATCGACTCATGGAACACTGAGCGTTTGTCGGTGTTCACCACGCAAGACCAAGTGTTTACTTGGCCTGTAAATCAAGCTACACGCACGTTAGGCCCGACAGGTAACTTTGTTGGCAACCGGCCTGTTTTGGTTGATGATGCCACCTACTTCAAAGATACCTCAAACGGTACTTCGTATGGCATTAAAATAATTAACGAACAGCAATACAACGGCATTGCTGTCAAAAACACAACCAGCACCTACCCGCAGGTGCTGTACGTCAATATGGGCTACCCCGACATTACGATGACGGTGTACCCTGTGCCTACTGCGCCACTGGAATGGCACATTGTGTCGGTGGAAGAATTGACGCAGCCAGCAGTGCTGGCAACTACGCTGTCCTTTCCTCCAGGCTACTTACGATGTTTTAGGTTCAATCTGGCTTGTGAGATTGCCGCTGAGTTTGGCGTCGAGCCAAGCCCACAGGTGCAGCGAATTGCTATGACCTCCAAGCGCAACATCAAGCGCATCAACAACCCTGACGATGTAATGGCAATGCCCTACGGCATAGTCGCTAATCGTCAACGCTACAACATCTACGCTGGGAATTTTTAATTATGACTACCGTTGCCATCTCTGGTTTGCCCGTTGCCACCGTCATCAACGCTGCTGACATTGTTCCATTTGTCCAAACTGGCACAACCAAAAGCATTAGCAAGACCCTGCTGTTTACCAGCCCTGCAATTGCAACTCCGACAATTACAAACCCAACAGTCAGCACTGGCACATTTACTACGCCAACAATCACGAATCCAACAGTCAGCACGGGTACATTCACTAGCCCTGCATTGGTGACACCAGCAATCGGCGCAGCTACAGGCACAAGCCTTGCGCTCACTGGTCTAGCTACAGTTGGCACAACCCTTGGCGTAACTGGCGTATCCACGTTGACAGGTGGTGCGGTTATTGAAGGCATGACGGTAGGACGGGGAACGGCTGGTATTGCATCAAATACGGCTGTGGGAGCGTCAGCTTTGCTGGGAATTACTACAGGAACCACAAATACCGCCGTGGGTTCTACAGCAGCAAAATTTATTCAAGGTTCTGTAGCCTGTGTTGCTATTGGAAATGCTGCATTGGCTAACGCTACCGCTGGCAACAACAACACGGCAATTGGTTCAAATGCCTTAACATCAGGAACTCCTGGTAGTGACTGCACTGCGGTGGGACAGCTTGCACTTACAAATGCAACAGGCAGCAAAAACACCGCAGTTGGCGTGGGAACATTGCAAGGTGCTACAGGTAGTTGTGTAGCTTTAGGTTATTTTGCTGGAACGTATGAGACAGGCTCAAACGCTTTCTACGTCAATAACCAAGACCGCACAGACAACACAGGCGATAGAACTAAATCGTTAATGTATGGCACGTTTAACGCCACCGCAGCAACGCAATCACTAGCAATCAATGGCACGTTGGCAGTCTCAGAAATCACAGGCACAAGGGCAGCAGCAACAACAATTGCAAGCGCAGCTACGATTGCGCCAACAAAAAGCATCACTTTTATTTCTGGAACCGCAGCCGTTGTAACTATCACTGCAATTGCCCCGTTTACCACTGGTGGCGGCACAATTACTTTGATTCCAACTGGCGCTTTTACTTGGACAACGGCAGGTAATATTGCCGTGGCAGGAACGGCTGTAGTTAATCGGGCATTGACCATGACCTACGACTCAACCACAACAAAGTGGTATCCGAGTTACGTCTGACATGAAATCCCCAGCCTACGCCCGAAAAGAAGGCCAAAATCCAAAGGGTGGATTGAACGCCAAGGGAAGGGCCGCTGCAAGGGCCGAGGGTATGAATCTAAAGCCTCCTGTCAAGTCTGGTGACAATCCGCGCAGGGCATCGTTTCTGGCCCGTATGGGTGGCAATCCTGGCCCTGAGTACAAAGACGGTGAACCGACTCGACTGCTGCTGAGTCTGAAGGCATGGGGCGCGTCTTCTAAAGCTGACGCACAAGCCAAGGCGAAACGCATTTCTGCCAGAAATAAGGCGAAGTAATGCAAATCCCTATCCTGAACGGCATTTACGCTGACAGCACACCGGAACTGCGTACAAGCTACCCTGTCAACGTGGTGCCGGTGCCCATCAAGTCTGGCATCAGTAATGGATTTCTGCGCCCCGGTGACGGTCTGGTGTCCAACGGCACAGGCCCAGGCATTGACCGAGGCGGCATTGAGTGGCAGGGCAGTTTGTATCGCGTGATGGGTACGAAGCTGGTGGAGATTGACAGCGCAGGCACTGTGACGGAATTGGGCGATGTTGGTGGGCCTGTGACTGAGTTAGTGACAATGGATTACAGCTTTGAACTGCTGGTCATTGCATCGGGCACCAGGCTTTACTTTTGGGATCCAGTTGCATCAACACTCACTCAAAACACAGACCCCGACCTAGGCATCGTTTTAGATGTAGTTTGGGTAGATGGCTACTTTATGACCACCGATGGCGAGTTTCTGGTCGTCACCGAGTTGACCAACCCGCTGGCTGTTGATCCGTTCAAGTACGGCAGTTCAGAGGTTGACCCCGACCCGGTGGTGGCTTTGCTCAAGCTGCGAAACGAGGTATATGCGCTGAACCGACACACCATTGAGGTGTTTGACAACGTGGGCGGTGATCTGTTCCCATTCGCTCGGATTGATGGCGCACAGATTCAAAAGGGTGTTATCGGCACGCAAGCCTGCTGCATCTACATCGAGCGCATCGCTTTTTTGGGCGGTAGCCGAAACGAAGCCCCTGGCATTTACGTAGGCGCAGCGGCAACCACACAGAAAATCAGCACGCAAGAAATTGATAACCTGTTGCTCAACTACAGCGAGGCGCAGCTGGCCCTGGTCAAGCTCGAAGCACGCAACGACAAGGCACACCAGCACCTCTATGTCCACCTGCCAGACCGCACCATCGTCTATGACGCAGCCGCATCCGAGGCATTGGGCGAGCAGGTTTGGTTTACCCTGACCACCACTTTGGCAGGCTTTGCACAGTACCGCGCACGCAACATGGTCTGGGTTTACGACAAGTGGATGATTGGCGATCCGCAGTCCAGCACCATCGGCTACTTTGTGCAAAACACCGGCCACCATTGGGGCCAGCAAGTGCGATGGGAATTCGGCACGCTTATCGTCTACAACGAAAGCAACGGCGCAATCTTCAACGAGTTGGAGCTGGTCAGTCTCACCGGCTCTGTAGCCCTTGGCAAGAATCCGCAGATCAGCACTAGCTACAGTGTTGACGGCAAGGCTTATAGCCAAGAGCGCAGCATCAGTGTTGGAACGATAGGGTCTAACAAGCGCTTAGTTTGGTTTCAGCAAGGGCATATGCGGAACTGGCGCATCCAGCGATTCCGTGGCGACAGCGATGCCCATGTCTCATTCATTCGTCTCGAAGCTCAGATCGAGCCACTGGCGTTCTGATGGCAACCGCGCCCGTTTCCCGACGGCTCAATTTAACCCGTGATCAGCTTGCGGCGTTTCTGACCGACCAGCAGCAGATCAGACAGTTTGAATTGTTGTTTTCAACCGTTGACACGATACAGGTCATCGTCGGCACCGACTTTGAGTTTCAGGCAGACACGGCCGCAGCAAATGCAAACAACGCACTGGCACAGATCAGCGCATTGACTCAAGAAACCTCTGTCAGCATTGCGTCAGCTGAAAACAAAGCAAATCAGGCGCTGGCTTTACTGGCTCAACTGACAGCCGCTGTTGAAGGGCTACAAATGACCCCACCGCCACGGGAGTTTAAGCGCAGCCGCTATGGGGCTTTTTACGACACCACAACGCAAGTAGCCACGGTTATCAACACGGCCAAAGCCATTACGTTTAACACGACTGATCTGAGCCAAGGGGTGTTTTTGTCGACCACATCGAGGGTGATGGTGGACACGGAAGGCGTTTACAATTTTCAGATTTCAATTCAGCTTGACAAAACAACTGGTGGAACAGCAGAGTTTTACGTTTGGTTTCGGCTGAATGGAGTTGATGTAACCGACAGCGCAAGCCAGATCAGGTTACAGGGTAACAATGCGGAAGTATTTTCTGCACTCACTTACTTTTTTGATCTGAAGTCTTCGGACTATATAGAAATCATGTTTTCAGTGACTGATTTATCTGTTGAACTTGCTGCTACTGCTGCGGCTGCACCGCATCCAGGCATTCCGTCCATCATTCTCACTGTGTCAAACAATATC